AAATAGTATTCAATAAAATAAAGAACATTGTGACAAACGAAGGTGCTTTTGCTAATAAGAAAATAAAACCTTATGCTAATTATACTTTAGAGTCAATTAAAAAATATACAACTTTTAATGATGTTTTAGATGTAATCAAAAAGGGTTATGATATTGATTGGGCAATTGACACTTATCTTAAAAAAACAATAATATGAAAAAAGAGAGATATACCTACTTTAAAATAAATATAAAAGATTTGAATAAGTTGTCCAGTTCTGATCCTAAAATAAAAAAAGAGATTAGAGAAAGAAAAAAATTATTCACCTCTACACCTGGACCAGGTTAATCTTTGTGAATTTAATAGGGGTGTGAATTTAATACCCCTATGAATTTAATACCCCCCTTTGTGAATTCAATAGGGGGTTTTTTTGTGCCAAAATTCCTTATTTAGAATGAGTCTAAATTTCGCTTTTTTTAGCTTTTTTTAGCTTTTTTTGTCTTTTTATTTTGTCATATGGAAAATATGTTTTAAGTTTGTCTTAACTAATTAAAATAATAACTAACTAAAAATTATAATTATGAATACTAAATTAAAATTTGATTTACTAACAGAGGCAACCAAAAGCGGAAAGATTTTTGGTGCAACCTTTATTAAAAAAAATACATTTAATAAAGTAGAGGAATATAGATGCGGTGCATTCCGTGGAGGTGTCAAAATTGGCATTACTGGTAAGGGTTTAAATTATGACCCTAGCAAATTTAATAACGTTATTGTTTGGGATATGAACAAAAGCGGTTTTAGGACTATTAAAGCGGAAAATTTAAAGTATTTACGCTTTAAAGGTGTTACGTATAACTTTTTAAATAAATAATTATGTTTACACTATCAACACGAAAAGCAATAATTAATGAATATTTACGTATACAATATTTATTAAATAATAACCAGGTTAAATTTTTATCAGATTTAACCAAATACAAATACACAAATAGCGGTTTCCATCCATACGAAGAATACATTGAACAGATTATCAATTATTACATAAACTTCGATAAGATGACAGAAAAAACCGCTTATATTAAATTAAATTCCATTACAGGAATTGAAACAACAAATAAAAAAGAAATAATATTTTAACTAATTAAAAATACAAATTATGAATACAGATTTTAGACATTGGATAAATCCAATAAAAGAAGAATTAAAACAACATATTGAAGATAATATTAACTATTATGACGGGTGCATTGATGACTTACACCACCATCTTTTTAACGAAGATTACTATTTAATTGGGTATTACAACTGCGAACAATGGCTTAAAAAACACGGTGTAAACATCTTTGATGGGATAGCATTTGTCCAGGAATACGAAGAGGAAAATTTCGGTACTCAAGGAGTCAGAAGGTACGAAGATGCGGAAACGCTTGTAAATATGATTGTCTATATCATAGGCGAAGATTTGATCTATAATGAACAATACCATAAACAATTTATAACTAATTAAATAATAAATAAAATGAAAAACAGAAAAGAAAAAGTATTAAATAAGATATTTGAAGAAGATAAAAACAACTTATCTCTTTTAAATCTAATCCAAAAACATCAGATTATTAAAGTAATTAATTGTTACCAAAATTATATTAATTCATTTATTAATGTAAGTGATGAAGATTTAAATAATTTATATAATATTATAAATAAGGATTTACTAGAATATTATGATTAAATTAAACATTAAATAAATTAAATTAATTATATGACCCCCTTTTTAGGGGGTTTTTTTATGGGTTTATTTTTGTAAGTTGTTGAAGATCAATTAAAGTAAGATTAAATTAATGTCAAATAGTGCGGATTTTACGGCTCAGAGAACGCCTAATGCAATTAAAAACTATTTTGATACCATAACCCCAGCCAAATATTAGAGGCTCTTAGAGCTAATCTTTTTATTATGCGTGCATAGTAAATTATTGTTATGCTTGCATAGTATTTTTATGGACTCTGTGTAAAGATGACACTCCGCCCTAATATAACCACGACTCCACACAGATAACATTCTCCAACTGACAACTAACTTACTTATATTTGCTTTGTGAATATCGAACCACATATATGTTTTTCCTGGTGTTTAGAAAATGGCATAAAGATGTATCCAGTGCCAACACACAATAAAGAGATGTACATTGAAATAGTAAACAATGGAACGATAATCAGATCACCCCAAACGTATACATCAAAAACAATTTACGATAAAATCCACGAACTGTATTGTCATTACTACACCACGAATAATTAAATATTCCAACTGTCCTAATGGCACATATATATATAATTATAAGTATACATAAGTAAGTATATTTTTTATTTTATGTATAAGTATGTATCAGTATAATATTGTACATAACACATAATATTCTGTATAATACATATAATTATTTATTGATATGCCACTGAGTCATTTGATTTAGTGAGATACACAAAATAGAAACAAAGTTATTATAATATGATAAAAGAAAAAGTAAAGATTATTGTACCAAACTCACTAGCTGAGGTAACACTAGGTCAATATCAAAACTATCTAAAAGACATAGACAAGTTAGATCCTGAGAAAGATGCCAAAACAATCAACAAAAAGCTAATTCAACATTTCTGTGCCATAGAAGAAGACCTGGTTGACAAAGTTGCTTACAAAGATGTAATAAAAGTAGTGAATGTTATTTCAGGTGCTTTTGATAAAGATTATGAACTGGTGCAATTATTTAAATTACTAGATGTGCAAATGGGATTCATACCAAAATTAGATGATATGAGTTTAGGTGAATATGTAGACACAGAAAACTTTCTTGGAGATTGGCAAAATATGCACAAAGCTATGGCTGTACTTTACAGACCAGTTAACTTCAAGAAGAAACAAAGATATACGATTGCAGATTATTCACCATCTGATGAAATAAGTCATTTGATGAAAGAAATGCCACTTAACGTAGTAATGGGTTGTACGGTTTTTTTTTATCGTTTAGGGATCGAATTATCACAAGCTACCCTGACTTATATTCGCAAGACAGTGAAGAAGGATACAACATCGGACTTGAAGGAAGCTTTGGAAAAAAATGGGGTTGGTATCAATCAATTTATGCACTCGCTAGAGGAGATGTTAGAAAATTTGACGAAGTTACAAAACTTCCGATACACCAATGTCTCACCTTCCTCTCGTTTGAAAAGCAAAAGAACGATCTTGAAAGACAAATGATAAAAAAGAAGTTTTAATGAGAAGCTATTATAATATTATTGATAAATTACACACTTACCTAAATGGTAACACTTCTATAAATACCGTAACCTTTGGTGATTTATTAGAAGTTGATTTATCAAAACAAACTATTTTTCCACTGGCACATATAAATATTCAAAACGTAGCTTTTGCAGAACACATTATGAATATTAACATAAATGTTGTTGTGATGGATTTGGTAGATGAGGATAAAGATGATAAGCAAGATAAAGCAAAACCACATTTAGGTTTAGATAATAAGCACGATATACAAAATACACTTCTTACAGTTGTCAATGGTATACAGTCTGCAATTAGAAGAGGTGAGCTATATGATGATTTATTTCATCTAAACACAGATCCTACAGCTCAGTTATTTGAAGATAAGTTTGAAAATAAAGTTACAGGTTGGTCAATGGATTTATCGATTAGAACACCTAATAATGATATGGCACTAATAAATAGAGACGGAACAGAATGTCAATAAAATTAGATAATACAAAAGCATATTTGAAGTCTTATTCTGAAAGACTTATTAGATTACTCAAGCAAAGCTTAGATAACAAGAAAATTACATATACTGGTGCTGCTAAAGATTCACTTAGACAAAATATTGTAGAAGATTCTTTAGATGCTTTTGGAATTGAGATTGTAGGTAACGATTATCTTAAAACTATAGAAAAAGGTGGTAAACCAACTAAATTACCACAAGTATCAGATATAGCTGATTGGTTAATACAAAAACCTGTTGTCTTATATGGTACACTTAGTTTAAGAAAAATAGCTAGTAGAGTAACACTTAAAATACGTAGAGTAGGTATAAATAAAAATGTATTTATAAAACCACTTGTAGATAGAGAACGTGGTAATTTAAAACTTATTGCACCGTTTGTAGAAGATTTAGAAGTTTCTATAAAAGATATACTAAGACAGCAAGGATTTGATATTGGGGATAAAAACATAAAATTTGCATAGATGAAAAAAATTAACGTCAGATCACCATTTTATATTACTGTACAAAAAGAAATTGCTAAGATAGACCCAACAGACCCTTGTATTACTGACCCTAGTGGTAATTGTTTGTCAGTAGACCCTTGTATAGCAAACCCCAACTTACCACAATGCCCACCACAACCTGTTGATGAAGTATTTCAAGATAGAAATTTAATTTGTGGTTCTAACGCACAATCTATAGGTATTGTTGGTGCGCAAGTTTATAATTTTGAAATAGATACATCAGGAAGGGTAAATGGAGACTATACTGTAAGTTTAAATGACTTACAAGTTCCTGTAAGAATTAGAATGGATGTTTTAGCCAACGTACCTAAAACAGACTTGACTACAGGTACAGCATTTGAAAATGTAGGTTTGACAGCATACAGTGATACATTTACTCAAGCAGGTTATACAACAAGTGGTCTTTCAGGTACAGCAGATGCCGATGGTAATTTGGATATAACAAAAACATTTGCCTATAATTCATCATCACATACAGGTAATTTAAGATTTCAGCTTCACGTACCAGTTGTAACAAATGCAAGTATGGGTATATCGGTTACTTGTCCTGCAAAAGCTACAGTCACCACAGACCCTGTAACTATAGGTGAAGTAACGATTATAAGTTTTAGCTCTTTAAATCACGTTCAAAATAGATCTAATAACACTTCTTTTAGACCATCTGTAAAACTCAATGGTCAAGAATTAGGTGATGGAGAAGCTGTCTTTGTAAAACAAAATGTAATAGCTGACGAACTTGTATTTCAAGCTGCACAAGGAACAATTATGGGTGTAGGTAGAAGTCGAGCTTCAGAACAATTTATTAGCACAAGAAGATTTATACAAGCAGCAACCAATTCAGGTGCAGCAGGAACTGGTCTTACAACTCTACCACCTTTGCTAATTAACAATGGACCACCTTCATATACAAACAAAGAATTTATGGGTAGGATACCAAATGGTAATGTTGCTGATTTTTCCGTAAGAACCTTTAGTGCTGGATCTAGAAATACTTTAGTAACTTATAGCGGTGTTAATTTTATACCTGATGGCACAAATACAATAGAGGTATTACTACCCACAAATTTAGATAGTGACCCTGTAGACCCCACAAACTTAGAACACTTAGTATTTCAGATATCAATATCTAAACATACAATAAAAAGCTTTTCTAATGCTTCTCCAGCAGGTGCTTACCTAACAGTGCCATTATCTGCTAATCCTGGTTTAAGTGGTGGTCCAGCAGAAGCTATGGTTTTTAGAGGTATTATGTATGGTCACAGTTCTAAGTTAACACTAGACTTTGAGGGTAACAACAACACACCTTTGAATTTTGATAAAAAAGACTTTAAGCATAGATTTCAAATAGAAAATCCTGAAGTAGAAGATTTGCTACAATTTCATAATATACCACAATACCTTACTCCTTTTGAACAGATACAAGACACGAATCCAGTAACAGTAAGTGTAAACTTAGCTAATTCACCAAATATAACTATACCTTTATAATATGGCACAGATATCATCAGCAGAATTAAAATTATATGTATGGACTGGAGACTCAACACAAAAACCAGCCACACCTAGATATACCTTAAATAAAGTTAGACCTGTAAATTCTACAAGTATAGTTTTTGAAGTAGCAGAACTTATAAAAGATTATGTCAAAGTAAAATTTGATGGCAATTATGAAGATATTGAACAATCAGCTTGGGTACAATGGGATATAAAAAGAACATACGATGATGCTTCTACTACAGATGAAACATCAGAACTACATATGGCATTTAGAGGTTATGGTGAATTATCTGATGGCATAAACCCAGAATTATCAAAAGACTTGATGATATCAAATAGCATCATACATAATAAATGTGGCGATACCCTTACCATACCATTCTTTGTATCTCCCACTCAAGGTGTTACTAAAGTGGAATATTTTAAAGACACTACCTCTATTATTACACAATCTCAAGGTACATTTACCCCTTATACTATTGCTCAAGTTATAAGACTAAATCCACCTTCACCACCCACCATAGATAAAACTGGTACAATGGTTGGTAATTCAAATAAAGTAATATCAACTGGTAAAATACCTAATAATGCTACAAAATTTACATATCAAACAAGTGATGGTAGAGATAGAACAGTCTTGATTGAATGTATAGATGAATGTAAAAATATACCACATAAAGTAAGCTTTACAAATAAGAATGGTGTAATACAGGATATGTGGTTTTTTGCACTTAGAAGAGATTCTATGAACGCAGAAAGAAATGAATACAAAGCTTCTACTCTTGACATTACAGGTGAAGCAAAGTATTTAGAATCCAATCATCAGACAAGATATTTAGATAATCAAGGTAGAGAGAAATTTACTATGAATACTGGATTTATAAGAGAACCATACAACCAGGTATTAAAAGAATTATTGGTTTCTGAATTTGTATACATACACGATAGATTTAGGTCAAGCCCTAGTAACTCAGCTTTTTCACTAGCAGTGCCTGTAACAGTGGTTACAGGTTCAGTCAGTCTACTTAGAAGAAAAGAAGATAAACTAATTAATTATGCTATAGATTTTGAAGCAGATTCTGATTTTGTACAAAGCATAAGATAATGAAAAGAGTAGTACAAATATTTGTAAACGATACTAGACTAGATTTATTTGATGACGAGAACATAGATTACACATCAAAGATTCAAGATGTCAGAGACATCAAAATGGTATTTTCTGACTTTACACAAACATTTACTGTTCCTGCTTCCGACACAAACAATAAAGTATTTAAACACTTTTATAAAACAAATATTACAGGCGGTTTCTTTGATGCTAGAAAAAAAGTAGATGCTGAAATATTTATAAATCACTCATCATTTAAAAGAGGTAAAGTGTTTTTAAATGGTGTAAATATGAAGATGAAAAAACCTAGTTCATATGAAATAGTTTTTTATAGCAATCTAATAAAACTAAAGGATCTGATCGGTGATGATGAATTAGAATCTTTATCTTATCTAAGTAATTACGATCACGAATATAGCAACACTAATGTATCAAACGGTTTACAAGATGGGTTAGATTTAAATTCACAAACAGATTCAATTATATATCCACTTATAACAAGTAAAAAAAGATTGTTTTATAATTCATCAGGAAGCCTTGCATTTCAAGATAATTTTGATGGCAATATATATCATAACCCATCAAATCCAAATGCACAAAATATTTATAGAGGTTTAGAATACACTGATTTAAAACCAGCTTTAAGATTATTACATATTATAGAAGCTATAGAAACTAAATATTCTATAAGTTTTACTAGAGATGTAACTGGAAGTACAAATAACTTTTTTAGCTCTACTGCTTTTTCTAATTTATATATGTGGCTAAGTAGAAACAAAGATAATATAAATGAATATTCTTCAGGTAATACAGAAGAGTCTTTTGTTAGAACATTAAAATCTAGTGAATTTAATTCAAATTCTTTAAATATAGATAATGTTAGTTACACTAATGAGGTTTTTAGTATTACTACAGATGGCACGAGTACACAAAATTATGTTATGACAGTAATTATAAAAACTGTTAGTAATACAAGTAAAGACTATACAATAAAAATAATTAATGTAGATACAGGTGCTATTGTGGCATCTAATAGGACTCAAGGCAACAATGGGTCTGTAGGTTTTTTTATTAATAATAATACTACAGGAACAGTAAATTTAAAAGTATCTGTATCTTCAAATATAGCTTTGAATATTCAACCCAAAGTAACATTTCTGTTTAACACTGGTACTGATGATGATGCTGTAGATGTAACTGAAACATATGATAAAACAGATACCACTTTATCATTAATTACAAATATTAATATTCTAGATCACATACCTAAAATGAAAGTTATAGATTTTTTAGGTGGTTTATTTAAGATGTTTAATCTAACTGCATTTTTTATAGATGATAGATCTCACGTGGATTTTGATAAAATCAAAGTACAAACATTAGATACATTTTATACATCAGCAACCAGCAACCCTTCAGGTGGCACAATAGATATAACTGATTTTATAGATATAAGACAACATAGGGTAAATGTATCTTTGCCATTTAATGAAATAGATTTAAAGTATCAAGAGCCTAAAACGTTACTAGCAGAAGAACATAGTGAAAGGTTTAATAAAATATTTGGTGATGCCGAGTTTAAATTGGAAGAAGTCTTTCCTGATGAAATAGACAGAGGTACTAAATATGAAATAAAATTACCCTTTGAACATATGAAGTTTGAAAGACTGCTAGATTTAGGAGATGCTAATTTAGCAGCTACAGAAATCCAAGTAGGATATTCTGCTAAAGGTGATTTTAGTTTTGAGGAAGGTATTGATGACGATAACGATGGCGATTTATCTGATGCTGGTGATAAACCATCTAAAGGTAACTATGAACCTATACTTACAAAACCCCTGTTATTTTATGGCATAAATAAAACAGGTATTACCACAAAAATAAATTATAATGATGGTAGCAGTAATTCAGGTCTGACTAAATACTTTAGACCATCGAATACAAACGAAGAAGGGTCTAACGAAGCATCACCATTAGAAACAGGAACTACTACATCTACAGTAGAAAATAAATTAGTTGATTCAGGACAAAACTTTACATCTACTTTAGCTGTAGGTGATGTGGTAAAAAATACATCAGATAATACTACTACCCTAGTCAAAACTGTTGATAGTGATACACAGCTATCTTTACAGAGTAATATATTTACTACAGGTGAAGGATATAAAATATTTAGACCACCAGCTCATACAATAAACTTTGACAATGAAGTTGACGAATATCAACTTATAGATTACAATGGCACAACTAATTCTTTGTATAAGAAGTTTTATAAAACATATGTAGAATCTGTATTTAACAAAGCAAAAAGAATATATAAATACAATGCTTATTTACCTGCAAGTTTTATGATACAATTTAAATTAAACGATCAACTTAAGATACAAGATAAGGTGTATCGGATTAATTCTATAAACACAAACTTAACTACAGGAGAAGCTTCTCTTGAATTACTTAATTTAACATCTGACGAACAGTTATGATAAAAGAGATATTAGAATTACTAAATGCTGATAACTGGTACGGAGTATCAGAAAATGTTGATATTGCTAAAGGTAAATATAAAGCTGTTAGTGATATCAAAGAACTAAAGCAAACACTTAAAAGAATAAGATATGGCAGAGGAAATTCTAATTAGGATAAATCTCCAGTCAGGAGAAGCCAAAAGTAAAATTAGGGAAATAAAACAAGCTACAGATAATTATGCTGTATCAATAGATAATTTGTCAAAAGGGCAACTCAGATCTTTAGTCGCAGAACAAAAACTTAATTTACAAAGACAGATTACCAAAAAGCAAGTTCAAGAATTAGCTTTAGCTGAAATCAATGCTGCTGCAGCATCAAAAAATAATAGAGCGCAATCAGGATTAAGTAATGCTATATTGTTAGAGACAGGTAGACTTGCTTCAGATGCTAGTTTTGGATTTACAGCGATAGCAAACAACTTATCACAGCTTATAAGTTTATTTCAAAGTTTTGCTAGGACTAACGGTGGTGTTATTTCATCATTTAAAACATTAGGTAGAAGTCTTTTAGGTTCAGGTGGGGTGATAATTGCTATCCAGTTTTTAATATCTTTTGGTGATGATATCTATAACTTCTTTTTTCAAGCAGAAAAAGCAGCTAAAGAGTTTGATGAAAAACTTAAAGACTTAACTAAAACCTTAGATGAACAAATAGATTCTTTAGATAATTTAGCTGGTACATATTTAAGATATAATCAGACTGGTAACGCTACAGCAGATATATCAAAAATATTGTCATTTGAATTTCGTAAATTCAAAGTTGGCTTACAAAATCTAAAAGACAAAGGATTAGATAAAGTTGATGCTAGTGTTAATAGTCTTATAAAGTCTTATATGAGATTACTTAAACGACAAAAAGACCTTATTGTGACAGAAGAAAAATTAAAAGAAGCAGTAAAAGATCAAACGGATGATGGTCAAAAAAGATATATTCGACTTACTGGTGAACGTAAGGAAATAATTAGGGAGTTAATAGAATTAGAAAAGCTGTTTACAAGAGAATCAGGTAAAGAAACAAAAGCTAGAGTAAGATTATTCAAAGAAGGTATATTACAACTTAAAAAATTAGAAGAACAATATAGGCAAGAATCTATAGATAATGATTTAAAGACGAAAGAAGAATTAATAAAACAAGAAGAAGAATTTAGAATTTCTGAATTAAGAATACAGCTTGAAACATTTAAAGCAAAAGAAGAATTAAGAAAAAGAGACTTTATATCACAAACAAAAGCAAGAAAACTATCAAAACAAAAAGAACAACAAGTTATAGATGATGCAAACAGAAAATTTGATGATTCTATAACAAAAGCAGAAAATTCTGTTAGCGATGTTATAGTACAAATAAAAGCAGTTACAAACACTAAACTAACGCAGCTTAATAGAGAAAGAATAATGGATGCTGCTGATACCCTTACAAAAATCAGACTTCTAGAAGTTGGTCTTGGCTTTACTTTAGATGCCCTCAGTATTAAACAAAAAGGTCTCACTGCGAGTCGTAGAGAAGGTTTAAATTTGAGTAGAGAAATATTTGACCAAGAGTTAAAAGCTGCAACATCTGAAGTAGGAAGATTAGAAGGTAAAAAAAGTGATTTAGAAGTAGCTACAGCAAGGCTAGAAGAGAAGTTAAATGACCCTGATTCTGGTCTAAGTGAATCTGAAAAGGCTACTGGTTTTGCTACCTTAATGGATATGAATTTAGAGCTAGTAAATACAGAACTTGAGCTTACTAAAGCTGTAGGCAAAGAGACAGATTTAAGAACAAAATTGTATAATATTGAAGCTGATGCAAAAGTAGAAAGTTTAAAGCTAGTCGGTGGTGCTTTAACTGCTTTTAGTAAATTAGCTGGGGAAGATACAAAATTGGGTAAAGCTTTAGCTATATCGGCTACATTAATATCAACATATCTTTCTGCACAAAAAGCTTTTGAATCACAATTTAAACCAATGGCAATAGTAGATTCTCCAGTAAGAGGTGCTATTGCTGCTGCTGCTGCGATAGCTAGTGGTTTAGCAAATGTAAAAGCTATAGCTTCTGTTAATCCCAAAGGATCAGGTAGTGGTAGTGCTGGTGCAGCACAAAAGCCAACAATTAAAGCTACAGCACCTGACTTTAATGTGGTAGGTGCATCTCAAGTATCACAATTAGCACAAAGTGTATCAGGACAGGTTACTAAACCAGTAAAAGCATTTGTAGTAGGTAAAGAAATTACATCACAACAAGAATTAGATAGAAATATAAATAACACAGCAGGAATATGAGAATTATAGAATTAATAATAGACGATGAAGCATTACTTGCAGGAATAGAAGCTATTAGTATAGTTGACAAACCTGCTATAGAAGAAAAGTTTATTGCTTTATCAAAAGATCATAAAATACAATTAGCAGAAGTAGATTCTGAAAAGAGAATACTAATGGGTGCTGCTTTAGTGCCAAACAAAAATATATATCGTCAAACAGAAGATGATGAATATTATATATACTTTTCAGAAGATACAGTAAGAAAAGCATCAGAACTATTTCTTATGAAAGGCAATCAGAATAAATCTACACTAGAACATCAAGCATCATTAAATGGTTTGTCTGTAGTAGAATCCTGGATAATAGAAGATGAAGTACACGATAAATCTAAGAAATACAATATGGATTTACCTGTAGGAACTTGGATGGTCTCTATGAAAGTAAACAACGATGATGTTTGGGAAAATTATGTTAAGACAGGTAAGGTTTCAGGTTTTTCTATAGAAGGGTATTTTACAGATAAAATAGAAATGAGTACAGAATTACTAGATGAATCTGAAGCAGAAGAAATACTATTTGAAGTAAAAGACTTTATAGAGTCTAAAAGAACAGAACTTGCATCTTATAGTGACTATCCTCAAGGTGTAGTAAACAATGCTAAAAGAGTATTGGAATATGTAGATAAAAATGGTTGGGGTTCTTGCGGAACTGCTGTGGGAAAACGTAGAGCTTCACAACTGGCATCTAAAACACCACTATCTGTTTCTACTATAAAAAGAATGAGAAGCTTTTTAGCTAGACATAAAAAAGACTTAGAAGTATCTAAAACATATTCTGATGGATGTGGTAAACTAATGTATGATGCTTGGGGTGGTAAAGCTGGTCTTAGATGGTCTGTATCTAAACTAAAAGAATTAGGTGAAATAGATTTAGCATCTCAAGTTGTAGATGATGACTTTGCAATTATAGATGATAGATTAGCATATTCTAGTAAAGAGAAAGCTGAAGAGATGGCTAAAAATATTGGATGTGAAGGATTTCACGTACATAACTTTGAAGGTAAAGATTGGTATATGCCTTGTAAAGAACACATAAAAGAAGATATGCAGAAATGCCCTAAAGGGTTTGTAAAAGATAAAACAGGTAAATGTGTAAAGAAAATTATGTATGCAGAAGTAGGTCCAAGAGGTGGTATCAGAAAATCACCTAAAGCACCTGGTTCAAGTACACCTAACCCCAGCCCTAAAGGAAAAGGTACAGCTAAAGGAAATGCAAAAGGTAAAACAGGTGCTAAGGTATCTGCAAAAGATAGAGCAACATTACAAAAGAAAGCGAATGAATTTAATGAAAAGTACAAATCTAAATTAGGTTATGGCGTTACAGTAGGTATGTTGGCTAGTGTATATCAAAGAGGACTTGGTGCATTTAATACAAGTCATTCACCAAAGGTTAGATCTGCTTCTCAGTGGGCATTTGCAAGAACCAATGCTTTTTTATATTTAGTAAAAAATGGTAGACCACAAAATCCGAAATATACTACGGACTATGATTTACTACCTAAGAAACATCCTAAAAGTAAAAAGTAATGATACGTAGAAGAAAAAACGCAACTGTAAGTAGAATTTCACCCAAAGGTGGAAAAAGAGGATGCTTATGTCCTGATGGTGTCACTTATCATCCTAAGTGTTGTGATGGCAGCTTACAAGCTCAAGGAATAGGCAATATTACAGGAGACGGAAATTAAAAATGAAACATATTAATAGTAAATAATTATTTAGGTGAATTATTTAACAAATATATTAATATGGAATCTCCAAAAGCGACAACAATTTTAAATGAAATATTGCAGAAATTGTCTAAGCTTACTAAGGAAGATGAATTAGCTCAAGGCATCAAAGAAGAAGCTGTAGCAGAAAATTTATCTGAGCAAGTAAAAGAAGACAACCAAGAAGCAAAACAAGAACTATCTGAAGAGGTAACGAAAGAAGCTTCTGAAGAAAGTGCTGAAGCAGAGTTGTCTGAAGAGTCTACGGAAGTAGAAGCTGAAGAAACTCAACTGATGGAAGGTTATGTTAAAAAAGAAGAATTTGAATCAAAAATATCTTCTTTAGAGTCGAAAATGGCAGAGCTTATGAAGAAAGTAGACGAGGATCTCGGAGTAGCTTACAAAGATAAAAAAATGATGTCTGAGCAAATCGAAAAACTTTCTGCTGAACCTGCTGCTGAAACAATCAAGCATAGTCCTGAAACAGAAGTAAACAAAGCTAATGTAAGCTTTAAAAACCCGAATAGACCTATCAGTACACTAGATAGAGTTCTAGAAAGAATAAGTAAATAATAATAGAAAATAATTAAAAATGGCAACAACAACTTCGATTACTACTACTTATGCTGGTGAATTTGCTGGTAAGTATATTTCGGCAGCATTACTTAGTGGTGATACACTAGCTAATGAGTTAGTAACAATAAAACCAAACATTAAGCACAAAGAAGTGCTTAAGAAAGTGGCTACTGATGATATCGTCAAGAATGCTACTTGTGACTTTGATCCTACTTCTACACTTACTCTTACTGAAAGAGTACTTACTATGGAAGAGTTTCAAGTAAACTTACAATTATGTAAAAAAGATTTTATATCTGATTGGGAAGCTATCCAAATGGGATACTCTGCATATTCAAATTTACCACCTTCTTTTGCTGACTTTTTGATTGCTCACGTAGCAGACAAAGTAGCACAAAGAATGGAAACAAATATATGGAATGGTGTTAACGGTACAGCAGGACAATTTGATGGATTCAAGCAAACACTTGCTGCTGATTCAGATGTTGTAGATGTTACAGCAACAGACGTTACATCTTCTAATGTTATTGCACAAATAGGTGCTGTAGCTGATGCAATTCCTTCTACTGTTTATGGTAAAGAAGATTTATTTATATACGTAGCATCTAATGTCTATCGTGCATATGTAAGAGCCTTAGGCGGATTTTCCTCTAACGTTGGTGCTGCTGGTACAGATAACAAAGGTACACAGTGGTTCAACGGTGGAAATCTAACTTTTGATGGTATCAACATCGTGTTGGCGAAAGGTTTACCAACAAACATTATGGTGGCTGCACAAAAATCAAACCTTTTCTTTGGTACTGGTCTTTTATCAGATCACAATGAAGTAAAAGTTATTGATATGGCTGACTTAGATGGATCTCAAAACGTAAGAGTTGTTATGAGATTTACTGCTGGTATCCAGCACGGAATTGGTAGCGAGATAGTACTTTATACCTAATAGATAATTAATAACAAGAATGTGGGTGGTTTATCCTGCCCACTATTCTTACTAAAATAAATAAATATGGCTTGTGTTTTAACTAGATCTCGTAAAGAAGCTTGTAAAGACGTAGTTGCAGGTATCAAAGAAGTATACTTTATCGACTTTGGCGGCTTAGGAACTGTTACTCTAGGAAGTAGCGACGAGATAACAAACTTGACTGGTGATTCATCTAATGACTTAGCTTCACATAAGTATGAAGTAAAGGGAAACAACTCATTTGAAACAACTATTAATGCTTCAAGAGAAAATGGTACTGTATTTTATGAGCAAACCCTTAACATCACACTTAAGAAACTTACAAAAGAAGATCACAAAGAACTAAAATTACTAGCTGCTGCTAGACCACATATTGTTGTTGTTGATAAAAATGACAACGCATTTATGATGGGTCTTAAAGAGGGTGCTGATTTATCAGAAGGTACTGTATCTACTGGAAACGCTTTAGGTGATTTCAATGGATATAATTATACTTTTGTTGCACAGGAAACATCTCCACCAAATTTCTTGACTGTAGATGTAACCGATGCACAGTATCCATTTAGTGAATTTTCTGGCTTATCAACGATAACTACAGGAACACCTGTGGCAGTATAATTAATTTTGTATTGATAATTAAAAGGGGTATATTTATATCCCTTTTTTTATGCCTAAAAACAAACGGAGATAATACAGTTATTTAGGTATGCACATTTTAACAACATCAACAGATAATCAAGACTTAAAGTTTATACCTAGGGCAGATGCTACTTCTCCCACTTTATCACTTACAGATAAGGAAAAAAGAACTACATCTAATGTTACTGTAACTAAAGCAGATGATGGTGGTTATATGAAACTAACTGGCAGCTTTGAACTTAAAGAAGGTAGACAATATTTGTTTAGAGTTAAAGATGGCATAACAGAAATATATAGAGGGTTAATATTCTGTACAGATCAAACAGCACTTGATAAATATTTTATAAATAGTGGAGAATATGTAACCCAAGATAATTATGATAATGATTTTATAGTATTAGATTGATATGGCAAACACAATTAATTGGGGAGTAATATATTGTTTTTCAGAATTTGGTGATGAAGATAATACGGTAGCAGAAAGTATACCAAGCTTTAGCTCACCACCTTGTTTCTTAGCACCTAGAACTGCAACTATGATTGAAACAAAAGCATTTTGTATAGATATTACTACAAGGTTTATAGATAGCACTACATTAAAATTAGATCAAACAGAAATAACCTTATGAGAAAAAAGATAGTCAAAAATTCAGTTCACGTTATAAATTTATCATCCTATACTTCTCCTGAAGTAGTAGAAAATCCAAGAAAAGATTATATAGAATATGGTGATGATAATCAATACTTTCAGTATCTAATAGATAGATATAACGGTTCTGCCACAAACAATGCGGCTATCAATGGTATATCAGAAATGATATATGGTAGAGGACTAGATGCTTCAGATAGCAAAGAAAAACCTGAAGCTTACGAGCAAATGAAAAGTTTATTTAGTAAAGAATGTATGAAAAAGGTCTGCTATGACTATAAGATGATGGGTCAAGCAGCAGTCCAGGTAATTTACACAAAGGATAGAACAAAGGTATTCCAAGTAGAGCATATACCTATTGAAACATTAAGAGCTGAAAAGGCTACAGATGGTAAAGTAATGGCGTACTACTATCACCCCAAATGGAAGGATATAAGGAAAGATGATGAACCTAAACGTATCTCAGCATTCGGAATGTCTAAAGATGGCATAGAGATACTTTATATTCGCCCATACAAGGCAGGATTCTATTACTATTCACCAGTAGATTATCAAGGTGGTTTACAGTACGCTGAATTAGAAGAAGAGATAGGTAATTATCATATCAATAATATACAAAATGGTTTACAGCCAAGTATGTTAATTAACTTTAATAATGGTACACCTAACAAAGAGCAAAGAGAAGAAATAGAAAGAGCAATCTATGAAAAGTTTAGTGGCACATCAAATGCAGGTAAATTTATATTGGCATTTAACGATAGTAAAGAATTAGCTGCTAATATTGAACCAGTAAACATTCCTGATGCCTACCAGCAATATGAGTTCCTAGCAAATGAATCTATGACTAAAGTTATGGTTTCTCACAGAATAGTTTCACCTATGTTAGTTGGAATTAAAGATAAAACAGGTTTAGGTAATAATGCCCAGGAATTAGAAACAGCATCTATACTTATGGACAATACAGTTATTAGACCAATGCAAGTAACAATAATAGATGAATTGCAAAAAATATTAGAGTATAATAATATAGATTTAGACTTATACTTCAAAACATTACAACCTTTAGAATTTACTGATTTAACTAATGCTATAACAGATGCAGAAGTAGAAAAAGAAACAGGTGTAAAAAAAGATGATATAAAAAGAGAAGAGGAAATAAACGAACAATCTGAAGAATAATGGCAACAGCACTATTTATAAAAAGAGAAGACCTGGTAAAAAATACTGCTATAAGCGGATCGGTGGATACAGATAAATTTATACACTTTATAAAACTAGCACAAGAGATACACGTTAGAAATTATCTAGGTACAGATTTATATGATAAGATTAGTGCAGATATAATTGCAGGTTCTTTATCAGGTGATTATTTAACTTTGGTAAACGACTATGTACAAGATATGCTTATACATTATGCTATGGCAGAATATCTACCTTTTGCTGCTTACACTATATCTAACGGTGGTGTATTTAAGCACGAAAGTGAAAATAGTCAAACAGTAGACAAAAGTGAAATAGATACACTAATTGCTAAAGAAAGAGACTATGCAGAATATTACACAAATAGATTTATAGATTTTATGAATTTTAATGCTGGGTCTAAGTACCCTGAGTATTATACAAATCAAAATGAAGAAATATATCCTGATAGGGATTCTAATTTTGCTGGTTGGGTACTGTGAAAAGAAAAAAAAACAAACAATATAAACCGAAAGAGAAGAACGAAATTAGACTTTCAGGTTATCTTAAAAAGAATAAATTAGAAACAATAGATATAATAAATAATTAATTATGGCAATATTAGATTTAGATGTAGGATCAGCAGCAAATGCCAATGACGGTGCTACGTTACGAGATGCTTTTATAAATGTTCGTAAGATGATGTATGAAATATATGGTGTTTCTACAGACGCATCAAATGTTTTAGACAGTTATACAGACCAATTAAACCTAGCTACAGGTTCGCAAACATTTAAAGAGTCAGTCCAAGATATAGTTGGTGCTATGTTTACAGGCAACACTGAACAAAATATTACAGCTACTTACGAAGATAGTGATGGAACTATAGATTTAGTGGTAGCAGCAGATTTAGAGAGTATTGGTGCTGGAAATGGTCTTACAGGCACCTCTTTAGATACAGGTAGTCCAGTACTTAATGTAGTTGGTGGAGATGGTATTACATCTAGTGCAGATGAAATAGAAGTTACCGTAGATGATTCAACTATAGAATTATCTGCTACAAGTGGTAGTGGTGCAGTAAGAATAAAAGACTTAGGTGTTACCACAGCTAAAATTGCTGATGATAACATAACACACGCAAAACTAGAAGGTAGATATACTACGATTCCAGCAGATATTAGTACAACTACTGGTACAATAAATTTAAATTGTGCTAGTAATGCAAACTTTAGATTGATTGGTAATTTAGGCACTTGTACTTTTAATTTACAGAATATGAAAACTGGTCAAGTAGTAGAAGTGCTATGCGATGGAACAGATTTATCTAGTGCTAGTATTACATTAGCATCAACATTTACAACTGAAAATATAAATAAAATTGGCACTACTAATTTTCAAGGCAGTAAAAAGAATTTATTTGTATTTAGCTGTTTGGATGATACAGATGGTGATGCCATTATAAATTACACTGTAAACGAAGTAGATGTAGATGATACAGATCAACCATAATAAATAAAATATGAAAGCAAGAATAGTAAACGGAAAAATAGTAAAGTACCCTAAACTGCCAAGAAACTTTGGTAATGTAATAGGTGGATTCGAAAACTCTTCTACTGAAGTGTTAGAAGGTTATGGTTTTTATGATATTATAACACCAAGTTATGATAGCAAAACACAATACATAAGCAACCTACATACCATAGATGATTATGAAGATTTAGATGGCAAAAAAAGAACTGTATTTATTTATGATGTAAAAACTAAAACATTTAGTGAAACACTTGCAGAACTAAAAGAAAAAAAGATAGAAGAATTAAAAAGTGTAGCTTACAATAAATTAAGTTCTACTGATTGGTATGTAACAAGAAAAGCAGAAAAAGGTACTGCAATACCTGATGATATAGAAACAGAAAGAGATAATATAAGAAGTTCAGTAGACACAAAAGAAAGCGAGATTAAAGCAATTACTAAAAAAGTAGATGTTTTTAATTACGATACAACTTTATAATTATGCCTACTAATAGAAGAATACTTTCGCAAGATGCAGCAGTATCAGCAGCAGCAGATTCAGCAGAAGGATTAGTTTTACACTTAGATGCTAACGATGAAGATAGCATAGAATCAGGTGGTGCTAATACAGGTGCAGGTAGTGGTACTTGGTTTGATATAGCTAACCACGATCTAAATGTACCTTTAGTTGATAAAGCAAGTAATTTAAAAGTACACTTAAATGCAAGTGATACAACCTCTTATGGAGGTAGTGGAAGTACTTGGACAGACATAAGCGGTAGTGGTTTAAATGCTACAATAAGCGGCGCATCATTTGGAAGTGATACAAGGGGATATTTTGATTTTAGTGGTGCGGCATCAGATTTAATTACTATTCCTGATAGTTCTTTTGTAGATATGGAATCTAATTCTACAATGGAAGTTTGGTTACAGAAACCAACAACAACTTGTCATATTATTAATAAAGGTGCAGGAGATGGCAACGAGTCATACGCTTTTTGGGCTCAATCAAATAAAGTTTATTTTTATAGATATGATGACGGCACTGGGTTTACCAATTTAAATATTAGCACATCAAGTATAGCCACAGATGAATATATACACGTAGTTGTTACAGTAGGGAGTAGCGGGGATTTTAAAATGTATTTAAATGGTGGCTCACAAGTTTCAGATTCAATCAGTACTTTCAGAGATAATTCTAATAGTGTAAGAATAGGTAATTTTAACACAAGTAACCAACATCCTTATACTGAAAGATTATCCGTTGTAAGATTTTATAATACTGCTTTGACTGCTTCAGAAGTAGCACAGAATTACAGAGCAGGTAATTTTTTTAGTTTTAGTTCTATTTATTCTACAAATGCACTAATTGATTACAGACCATCTAACTATAGTGGTAGTGGTACAAGTATAACAAATTTAGGTACACTTTCAAATGATGCTGTAATTTTAGGAGGTGTAGAATCAACATACGACAAAGAACTTGGTGATTTTTTCTTTATTGATGGGTCTGGTACAACTGGAGATGGTATAGAAACAACAAACGCTGTTACAGGCGTGAATTTAAATACAGATGGGTTTTCTTGGGAAGTATGGGCTAAATTTACAGCTCAAAGTCAAGGATATTTAACATCTTTTAATTACGACACTACCTATTATAATTTATCATTTAGAAGTGATCGTTCTTTACAGTTTATGTTACAAGGTCTGTCAGGAATGAGTAATTTAAGTGCAGGAACTTTAGATTTAAACAGATGGTATCATATAGTTGCAACTGCTGATTCTAATGGTCACAAAATATTCATAGATGGCATAAGAATAAATCAAAACAGTACAGCAGCAGTAAATCACGATTTAAATAGTGATATTTATTTTGGTATATATCACAATACAAGTATAAATAGTGATGGCATACATACAGGTAATTTAGGTGATATGCGATTTCACAAAGGTGCTTTAAGTGAAGCCCAAGTAGCACAGAACTATTTAGCCACAAAGAATGATTATCCTAATGGACATAATGCAACAATTTACGGATCTACTTTTGGTACTAATTTAAGCTCGCCAAATGAAAGTAGATTTGTGTTTGACGGCAATAATGATTATATGGAGTTGGATACATACGTACATCCAAACATTCCATTATATAGTATTAGTATGTTTATAAAATTTGCAGATGCTACACCAAGCACAACTAATTATTTTTTAAGCAATATAACCACAAGTAATAACGAAATAAATTCAAACATACATTTCGGCTTGCTTTCATCAGGTAATTTTGTCGTTATGGTTGGCGATGGTAGTGGTGTTGATAGTTTACAAACTGCAAGCGGTTTAAGTGATGATACTTATGCTCATTTAGTGTTTACTTTTGATGGTGTTAACGATGAGGTCAAATATTACAAAGATGGCTCTCTACAAAGCACAACTTCATCTATAACAAGAATTGGGGGACAGAACGCTCAAGCTGATTTATATATTGGTAGATATGGAGAAAGTTCGCTTTTTTATAGCAGTTTGACTTTAGGTCAGTTTAAAATATTTCACAAAGTATTATCAGCAAGCGAAGTAACTGCTGAATTTGACGCAAATAAAGCAACATACGGACTTTCATAATGATAACAGATTTGAGGACATACGGACTTTCAGCATTTGCATTAATATTTAGTTCAATGCCGCAAGTTAATATGTACTTACAAACTGCTGTTTTAATTTTAACAATAGTATTAGTAATAATTCAGATATACCAAAAAACAAAATGATACCTAAAAACGGAACATTTAGATTCTTATTACATTTTTCAGGTGCATTGTTAGTATTCTTTCTTATAGTAGGAATACTTGTATACTTAACAGAATATACAATACCTGAAGAAAACGCTTCTATAGTTAACACACTAATAGGTATGATAGCTGCAAGTGTAGCTATGATTATATCAACTATTACAGGTAGAAATCCTGATGAACTAGAAAGTGCAAAGAAAAAAATAAGCAATTTAGAAGCTAGAGTAGATATGTTAGTATCACAGAAAGATAGCTTAGAACATATGATAATAAAAATGCAAGAAGACTCTATAGAAAAGTTATCTCTTATGAGTACTTTTTATATAGATGACTTGCGTAAAAATGATAAGAAATGAAAAAGATTAAAGATTATATAGTGTCTAATTGGAATAAATTAGAACTAACAACGAAAATGGTAGTAATAATGTTTGGAATAACAGTGCTATATATTATAACTGGTTTATTAAAATGATTAAACTTAAATATTTTGAATTATCTGAATTTGACAGTCCTGACCAGGAGAATAGTGGTGTTAATATGGATCATACTTTCTTACGGATGCTGGACAAAGCAAGAGAAATCGCAGGAATATCCTTTAAAATTAACTCAGGATATCGAAGCGAGACTCACAATCTTAAGGTGGGAGGAGTGCCTAGATCGGAAACTAATAGAGGAAGTTCACACTTGTATGGATTCGCTGCAGACATATCCTGCACGAATTCGAATCATAGAGGAATTATTGTTAGAAGCCTTATCAATGCAGGATTCACTAGACTTGGAGTGGCAAAATCCTTCATTCACGTTGACAACGACCCAAACAAAGTGGATGCTTTCTGGTTGTACTAATACTGTAGGTAGCACATTGACCAATGAAAAAGAAATTCAAAGATACTAAGGTTGGAAAGTTCTTACTTGAGAAAATCCCAAATGTCGTCACCAGTCTCGCTAGCGATTCCCCTGCTGGTAATATTGTTCGTACTCTCATTGGTGGGTCAGAAATGTCTAATGGTGATAAAGAAATTGCACTTAAAAAGTTAGAGCAAGAGATACACGAATTTGATGGCATAACAAAAAGATGGGTAGCTGATTCTGCTAGTAGTAGTTGGTTAGCTAAAAATGTCAGACCACTTACACTTGTATTTTTAACTGTAGCATTTGTTATAGGATGGTATTTACAATTAGAAGAATTATCAGTAATAAAAGAATTACTGACTATTGTATTTTTAGGTTACTTTGGATCTAGAGGTGCAGAAAAGATAATTGGTAATAAACATCATAAATAATGGCACGACAAGCTGCATTTGTATATAGAAAAAAAAATAAAGTAAAGAGACCAGGTATACACGCAAAGTCTAAATCTAGTGGACTAAAGTCTAGTAAATTATATGTAAAGAAATATAGGGGTCAAGGAAAACGATAACAGAAGAATTTATTTGTTATTAACAATCTGTCAACACCAAGTAATTTTATATATACCTTTGGGATGGATTTATCTCCTTTTGTTTTTACGTTTTTCCTATGAGAGCTTTTAATTAAGCTCTCTTTTTTTATACATTTTGTCAGTTGTAATTTTTTTATATATTTGCATTATGACAATATACGAAAAACTGGTAGACATTCAGGGGAGACTGAAAGCACCTAAAAATCAAAGGAACAACTTTGGTAGATATAATTACCGTAGTTGTGAAGATATATTAGAAGCAGTAAAACCACTGCTTACAAAACATAAGTTAGTTTTAACTATCACAGATGAAATAATAAATCTTGATAATGTAAATTACACCTATGTAAATGCGACTGCAAGAGTAACTGATGGTAAACAAGAGGTTTGGACTTCTGCACAAGCAGGTATTGATTTTAACAGAAAAGGAATGGATTTATCACAATCTTTTGGTAGTAGTTCTAGTTATGCTAGAAAATATGCATTAAATGGTTTATTCTTAATTGATGACACCAAAGATGCAGATGCTACTAACACACACGGTAAAACTATGCCGAAGACAATAGATGCTATGCCTGAACTTAAGAAAGGCACAGAAGCTTTTAATAAGGTAAAGGAAGCATTAAGTAAAGGATTTACAATGGAAGAAGTAAAAACAAAATACAAAGTAAATTCAACAGTAGAAAAATTACTAACTCAATAAATATAATATGGACAATAATGAAAGAAAGTTTGTCGGAAATGGCAGACAAAATGGTGATTACTATATAAATATATCACTAGCAAAAAGCAAAATAAAAGATCACTTTTTTGAATATAATGGTGAGGAATACATTCGTCTTACAGTAGGTAAGAAGAAGGAGACAGACCAGTATGGTAAAACACATACTGTATGGGTAAATGATTACGACCCTAGTAAAGCGAAAGACAATAAAAAACCTGTAAGTGCAGGAGACGGTCTACCGTTTTAAAATTTATGCAGTGATGGGTAAGTATAGTTCTTACCCTAAACTGCATTTTACAAATTAATAACATAAAAATAATAAAAATGAAAATAGGTAAATACAAATTAGAAAATGTAAATAAATTAGATTTAACATATTTAAATAGGGATACCGACAGAAGGCAAGTTGAGGTATTTAAAGTTAAATTTATAAAAAATGGTATATGCGACCCAATAAAAGTATGTGCAGATTATGGTGTGCTTGAGGGTCATCATAGAGTTATTGCATTTAAGGAACTATATCCAAACAGTGATATACCAGTATATATTTTAACCTGGTATAAAAATTTAAGTGATGAAGAAAAATTACAAGTAATTATATCACTAAATTCAAAAAATTTATCTTGGAAACCTAAAGACTATCTTAAATCTTGGTCAAAAATTAAAGGACATTATAAATATGTGTTAGACAAATTTAAAAATAATAACTCATTTACTGTGAATAATTATATTACTTTATACTTTGAAAAACAAAGAGGTATGAGTGATAAATTTAAGGAAGGTAATGCGGAATTTATAAATAAAAATCATAGCGACCACTTACTTAAAGGATTGACACAATTAAGAGATAATTATGGTAGTAAAGTTGTCAATGGAAACGTAGTAAATAGAATTATTCCTGCTTGTAACTCTAATCCAAAAAAAGATAAGACTGATTTTATTATTGACAAAATTAACTCAGATTTAGAGAATGACACAGATTATTATTTAAATACTGATCGAACAGAAAAAAGACTAAAATATATTGCGGAAAAATATAAAGAAATGTATAATGAAAACTAAATTTGTAAATGTACAATTAAATCTAGATGACTCCTTATCTTTTAAGGAGTCGTCTGTTTTATCTTACCTATGCTCACTTGATAGAAAAGAATATTGTTTTGTATCAAATAGTCATATGTCAGATACCTTAAATATAAACCAAAGAACTCTATATAGAATTTTAAACACACTAGAGGAAAAGGAACTAATTAAAAGAGTAACCAGGAGTACAGGATTCTATGGTAAGAATAGAAAGATTTATGTTACTCCAACTGTCAAAGCGACATATCATAACAATATTATACATAAAAATAAATAAATAATATAATATTATATATAATATATATACTATGGATTGTTGGAATTGTCAAACAGAATTAATTTGGGGTGGAGATCACAATGGTGAAGATTACGGAAATGATGAATATGGTATTGTAAGTAATCTATCCTGTCCTAAATGTGAAGCTTTTGTATTAGTTTATCACGATAAAATATAATGCAGTCATTTTTAGATTTAGGTATAAGTGTAAATCACAAAAAAGATCAACAAAAGTTAAGATGTCCTAATTGTTTAAAACTAGGTAAGGAAAATTATAAAGATACTTGCTTATCTGTAAATTCAACACAAGGACTTTTTTATTGCCATAAATGTGGCTGGAAAGGTAAAATCAAAGATAATATAGAAATAATGCCAATAACAAAAACATACAAAAAACCATCTAAATCTAATATGATTGCTTTAACAGAAAAAGGTAAATCATTCTTAACAGATAGAGGTATAACTGAAGAGGTTATAAAAAACAATAAGATAGTATCTACTAGAAACGATAAAAGTATTTTATTTCCATACTTTAAAGATGGTCAGATCATTAACTACAAAACTAGAGGTATAGATGGTAAAAGCTTTACGCAATCAAAAGATGCTGAATCTATCATTTATAACTATGATAATTGTGTAGATCAAAAAACTATAGTTATATGTGAAGGTGAAATAGACTCTTTATCTTGGGAAGTTGCAGGTATTAAATCTCATACGTCTGTAAATATGGGCGCACCAAATTCAAAAGATAGCAACATAGATAAAAAACTAGAGTGCCTAACTAATTGCTATGATATATTTAAAAATGCAGATGTTATTTATATTGCCACTGATGAAGATGAAAATGGTAGAAACTTACAAAAAGAGCTTATACGTAGGTTTGAATCAGAAAAATGCTTATTAGTCGATTTAAAGCCATATAAAGATGCAAATGAGGTGTTAGTCCACGAAGGTGTAGAAAGTCTCAGAAATCGTCTTAAAATAGCTTCTAGACCTAAAAAGGAAGGTATTTTTTCAGTAACTGATGTAGGTGAATCTATGATAGATGGATTTCATAATGGACAAGAAAGAGGTACAACTACTTATGTAAGAGAGATAGATAATGCTTGGACTTGGAGAATAGGTGAGGTTAACATATGGACTGGTTATCAAAACGAAGGTAAAAGTTTATTTCTTAATCAACTGGCAACATTAAAGGCATATCACGATGGATATAAATTTGCTGTATTTTCTCCTGAGAATATGCCAATCAATGATTTCTTCAATGATATTATAGAAATGTATGTAGGTCAAACTTCAGATCCTTTTTACAAGAACAATCAAATGTCTATCAAAGAATACAAAGAAGCTATGGATTTTGTAAGAAAACATTTCTTTATAATATTTCCTAGAGCTGACTTTGAACTGCAAACTATATTTGATAGAGCTAGGTTTTTAGTTAAGACAAAAGGTATACGTAGTTTAATTATAGACCCATATAATACAGTTCAACACCGTATGAGGTCAGGAGAAAGAGAAGATTTATATATATCAAGATTTATGTCTGAACTAAAAAGGTTTGCGTTAGACTATAAAGTATCTGTGCATTTAGTTGCACACCAGGTCACCCCAACTAAAGAAGATAATGGTAAATATATAAAGCCTGACAGTAATAGAATTAAGGGTGGGGGTACGTTTGCAGACAAAGCAGATAACGTGCTATTTATATGGAGACCTGAAAGAGCTTTGGATTATTCATCAAAGAAAGCTATCTTTGGTTCACAGAAGATCAAGAAGCAGAAGTTGGTAGGAATTCCACAAGAGATAAAAGACATAGAGTTTGATATTAAAAGTCAACGATTTTACTTTAATGGAACAACACCATTTACAAAGATTGATGAACTTAGAAAAGGGCATAAAAGTTCTTCTGCCAATTAGAATAACAATAGGCAAAAGAAGACTCAGAAGATTTTATCTGAATCTAAACCAATATAGAAATTGGAATACATTTGTCTCTAATGATATCAAGAAAGCATTCCAGGAAAACGTAAGCAAAAGATTAGATTTTAAATTTAATAGTGAGATAGAAGTAGATTATACTTACTATGCACCTGATAGTAGAGTAAGGGATCTGATGAACGTAATATCAGTCGTAGATAAATTCTTTCAGGATACAATGACATCTAGTGGTTGTATTGTCAGTGATGATACAAAAACTGTAAAAAAGATTACTTGTAAATACGGAGGAATAGATAGGGAAAATCCTAGAATAGAAGCTGTTATAAAACAGTATAACGAAGACTGAAAATTATGTATATACAATTCTTTCCCATTTATGGTTTATGTGTTGGCATTAACTATTGGGATACAGATATGAAAACCGAAGACGACCCACATCCTGATGATCTTAGTAAAGAATATATGATACAATTCTTCATAGGAGTTGTAGGTATATCTTTTCACTGGTGGTGGGGAGACTAATAAATAAACTAGCAGAAAAACATAAAGACTGGATACATATGGCAAAATCGTTTGGATGTGATGATGATGCTGCAAATGAATTGGTGCAAGGTATGTACTTAAGATTAAGCAAGTATGTAGATAAAGTAGACAAGATAATGTATGATAAGAATAATGTGAATACTTACTATGTATATGTTACATTACGTAATTTATTTTTATCAGGATATCATAAAGTAAAAAAAGACTTACCTATTGAAAACATAAATGTTGGTAGTGTAGAGGATGTTCCATTTGAATACGAAACTGCATTTGATAAGTTAATTAGTAAAATAGAAAAGATAGTAGGAAAATGGTATTGGTATGATAAGAAACTATGGGAGATACATTTTAAACAAGAAAAGTCGATGCGTAAAATAGCATCACTTACAAAAATAAGTTTAAGTTCAATATTTAATACACTAAAAAATGGAAAAGAAAAAATTAGATCAGAAGTCGAACAAGAGTGGCAAAACTACCTTAAGACAAAAAAAGACAAGTAAAGGTCTTGGTGATACAGTAGAAAAGGTATTTAAAGCTACTGGTATAGATAAAGTAGCTAAGTGGATACTTGGTGAGGACTGTGGTTGTGAAGAAAGGAAAGAGAAGCTTAATAAAATGTTTCCTTATATAAAACCACAATGTTTAACAGAAGATGAATACACTTACCTGGACAAACACTTTAAGGCAAAAAAATCACAAATTACAATAGAAGAACAAGTTACTTTAATAAATATTTATGGAAGAGTATTTCCTAAAGCACCTAAAGTAGAACCCACTAGTTGTTCCCCTTGTTTTGTAAACAATGTGCTTAGGAAGCTAGAAGATATTTATATACATTATAATGCATAATTGGGTAGAAGAAGATTTATTTAATTGGTTGCAAAAAAATGAATATAGCAATTTAGTCAAGGCATCAGATCCTATGAGTAAATGGGATTGCTATGATTATATGACCAACCATAGAATAGAGCTTAAGTGTAGAAGAACTCATTATGATACTTTACTCCTGGAGTTTATAAAATACGATGCACTTAGAAAGAAATGTGATGCTACATTTGAAACACCTATGTATATAAATTCAACACCTAAAGGTATCTATAGATTTAATATTAATAAAATGTTGTATCTTGATTGGCAAATGAAAGGTATTAGAAAAACAACACACTTTTCAGATAATTCAATAGTCAATAAAAAAATAACATATTTATCAATTAAAGAAGCAGAAGTATTATGGGAGTGGTAACAGATGAAATGACAGGTTTGTCATACGTACAAAATGATACTGGTATAGTTACTTCAAAAGAAGATAGAAAGTCTATGCCAGTTTATAGTGGTGTATTAAAATACTTTCCTGATGCTATTAGAGAAATATCTAAATGTAGTTATGTAGGTAATAATCAACATAACCCTGATAAAGAATTACATTGGGATAGGTCTAAGTCAGGAGATGAATTAGATGCACTTAGTAGGCATTTACTACAAGCAGGTACATTTGATGATGATGGTATACGTCATTCAACAAAGGTGGCTTGGAGAGCTTTAGCTAATCTTCAAAAGGAATTAGAAGAAACTAAAAAGTAAATTATGCCACTTAGAATGAAACCTAAAAAGTACGAAGAGAAACTAGACTTTAATAGAAGATGTATGAATAATGCCAAGATGATATCTGAATTTGGTGATAGAGATCAGAGGTTTGCAGTATGTCAATCTATATGGAAAGGTACGTTTGATCCAAGTAAATAGTCTCATATAAAATATTTTTCATAGATTTGTGTCATAAGCAAAAATATGAAAGCACTAAAAATATTACTAAGACTACCTTATCTAATTATAGCTTTTATATTATTGGTTGTATTTTGTATAGTAAAAGTATTACTAAATACTATTTACTATCTACTAGAATATCCACTTAATAAAATATTAAAAGGGATAGAATCAATCTTGAAATATATAATTATAAAACTATAATATGGGACAAATAAAAAAACTATTAGATGAAGAAGATATCTTAGGTGAAGAAGCTAGACCACAAATTCAATGGGAAGAACAAGAACATTTATATGAATCAGAAAATAATAACAAATGAGAAATGTAATTACAAATCATATCTTTGAACACTATAGAAAGAAACAAAGAAAAATAGAAAAAGCTAAAACATTACTAAGAAAAAATAATCACGTTGTTTACGAGAAAAAATAAATAGATGATAGTTACATTAGATGGGGAGCTTTGGAGAGAGGAAGAGTTGGAAACAAGTATGTATGATGATGAGTTTTACTATGGCTATATGGGTAAGAATTCTCTCTCCTCTTCATCTATTAAAGTATTGGCAAGTAAACCAAATAATTATTTAAAGTACATAAATTCAACAGGTGTCAGTGATAGTAAGTTTGATTTTGGCAGTTTGTTTCACTGGTACTTATTAGAACCTGATGTATTTCAGAAACAAGTCTTTGTAGATGTGCCTAGAAGATCAGGTAAGGTTTGGCAAGAAGCTGAAGAGAAACACGGAAAAGTATATCTTATGTCTGATCGTTATAAAGTAAAACAGGTAGCTGAACAGCTTCTTTCTTGCAGAAAAGTACAACATATTTTTGAACATAGTCAAACAGAGATACCAACAGTTCGTATGATAAATGGTTATTGTTTTAGAGCTAAGGCTGATATTTTAGGTGATGGTTACATTGTAGATTTAAAAACCTGTAGAAATCTAAACGGATTTAAATGGGATGCTAGAGATTATGGGTATGCAGCTCAAGTATATATCTATACAGAATTGTTTGATATAGATTATACAAACTGGACATTTATAGCAGTAGATAGAAATACTGGTGATTTTGATTTCTATACTATAAGTGAAGAGTTTTATTTGAGTGGCAAACAAATTGTAATGGATGGCATAGAAAACTATAAACTAATTGAGAAAGGTCAAACTATGTTTGAACCAAAGTATAGAGAATTTGTATTATGATGGAAACTTTAACAGTAAGTCGAAAAGAGTGTTATGATGATATAATTATGTCATTGATTCAAGGCTTGCTTATTAAAGATGATATAGATACCATCATACAACACTACGAAGATTTAGAACAATATGAATGTTGTCAAGGTATACTTGATGCATATAACGATTATAGAAAAACAAGAAAATGAATTACAAGATAATAAGAAATAAAGTAGAAGAACACTTAAATATAGATATAGAAACCCCTACAAGAAAAAGAGATTATGTATACGCTAGAGCTTTGTATTTTGGTTTATGCAGAGAAGTGCTAAATATGGGATTAGCACAAATAGGAGATACTCTTGGGTTTGACCACGCAACAGTTTTACACCACACTAGAAATACTTTTAAGAATCTATTCCTATGGAAAGAAATGAAATATATAGAAGCTTATCATAAGATAAGCAGTGAGTGTAAAGATATGAAAGCTAATATTTGGTGGAACAATAAAAAACTTTACGTTGAGGATTTGATAAGAGAAAACGTAAGAATGAGAAGGGAACTAGAAAAACACAATTAATATGGGAACAATGTTTTATTTAGTGGGTGCTATACTTATAGCATTCATTTATATTATGGATGTATGTCAGAAATAAAAAAACAGGATGGGAGAAAAAACAATGGTGCTGTAAAAGGTATCAGTAGAGGACAAGGTAGACCTAGAAAGATTATCACAGATAATATGACTGGTCTAATTGACTTTGCCATTAGAAAGAACTTTGGTAGTGCAGAGAAAATGTGGATGCATATTGCCAAAGAAGCTAAAGCTGGTAATCCTAAAATGTGGGATTATCTTATGAATTATAGATATGGTAAACCAAAAGAAATGCAACAGATAGATGTTAATACAAAAGTTAATATTCCTGTCATAGATTTTGCTAGACCTAAAACAATAGATGTAACACCTGAGAATGAAAGAATCGACTCTCCTACAAATGAAAAAAAAGATTGAGGACTTAGAAAAAAAAGTTCACCTTCTATATCATTTACCAATAATTAAAAAAGACATAAACGACATTATCAAAGAGAATGCAAAAGCTGAATCTAAACCCAAAGTATCAAAGCCTGTTTCAGACAAAGGATAGATACGTTGTAATAACTGGTGGTAGAGGATCAGGTAAATCATTCGCAGTAACGGTATTTTTAGCACTTCTAACGTACGAAAAAGATAATAGGATACTGTTTACTAGGTATACGATGACTTCGGCTTCTATGTCGATTATTCCTGAGTTTGTAGAAAAACTGAATTTAATGGGAGTGATAGAAAACTTTGAGGTAACCAAATATGAAATAAAAAATAAGGTTACTGGTTCTTCCATATATTTTAGTGGTATCAAAACTGCAAGTGGAGATCAGACTGCTAAACTTAAATCTATTAGTGGAGTAAATACTTTTGTGCTTGATGAAGCAGAAGAGCTTATGGAAGAAGATAACTTTGATAAGATAGATTATAGTATCAGATCCAAAGTATCTACCAATAGAGTTTTACTTATATTAAATCCCACTACAAAAGAGCATTGGGTATATCAGAGGTTCTTTCAGAATAGAGGTATTGCTGATGGATTCAATGGATCTAAAGATGGTGTTACTTATATCCATACTACTTACCTGGACAATGCAGAACATCTATCTGAGTCTTTTGTAAAACAAGTAGAAGAAATGAAAGTAAGAAGACCACAGAAGTATGAGCATCAGATAATGGGTGGTTGGTTACAGAAAGCTGAAGGAGTTGTATTTGAAGATTGGCAAATTGGACAATTCAATAGTGAGATACCAATTAGTTGTTTCGGATTAGATATCGGATTCGCTAGAGATGAATCTGTGCTTACAGAAGTTGCAGTAGATAAAGCTAGAAAAATAATTTGGGTTAAGGAACACTTTTACAAAAAAGGGTTAGTTACTTCAAATATATATGACTTATGTTTAAGATATGCAGGAAAGAGACTTATTGTTGTAGACTCCAGCGAACCTCGACTAATTGCCGAGCTGAATTCAAGAGGGCTGAATTGTACTGCCACTGTGAAGAAGAAGGGCAGTATTGTAACAGGAATTGCTTTGATGCAAGACTACAACATCAATCTAGATGGGGAAAACCTTGTCAAAGAATTCAACAACTATGTTTGGGATATCAGGGGTGTCAAGCCGAGAGATGCTTACAATCACGGTGTCGATGCGATGAGGTATGCTGTTGAGTATTTACTTCTACGTAGCAATCCAAAAGGTACTTATGTTATTCGGTAAATTCAATAGGTAAAATTTTGTATATATGAATTTAATATCTATATTAGCATCTACTTCAATTATGTTATTTCATAATTTGATTTGGTTATTATAATTAGTTAACGAAAACCCTTTGATACTTTCAGAGGGTTTTTTATTTATGCAAATATATATAAAAAATAATTTAAATAAAATTTGTCAGTTGCAAAATAATTATTAGATTTGTACTATTATTAACTAATTAAAATATAAAATTATGAATCATATGGTAGATAGTGAACCTAATTGGCAAGATGAATATTACAAATACGATAATATAACTTTCTTATCAGATTGTTGTAATGCACATCCAGTAGATGAAGTAGAAATAGATGGTGATTACGTGACTGGTCGTTGTTCAAAATGTAAAGATGGCAGTGGCTTTCACGATGAAAGAGATAATAAATATTACTAATTAAAATAAATAATTATGGAAGAAATAGTATTCAATAAAATAAAGAACATTGTGACAAACGAAGGTGCTTTTGCTAACAAGAAAATAAAACCTTATGCTAATTATACTTTAGAGTCAATTAAAAAATATACAACTTTTAATGATGTTTTAGATGTAATCAA